AGCTTTACAGTGAGATTTGAATTTGAACCGTTTTCTCGAACACTAAAGCTATCGAGGCTGCCCTTGTATAGGATAATAGGATCACCTTGAATCACATCGTCAATCAGTAACACCAACTTGATTACAGCGGGCAGCCCCCGGTAGCTTCCAGCAGCGTAGGCCTTCGCCAGTGTGTTTGTGACGTTACTGAGCTCGAGCGTGTAGGTCGCAAGATTTAGCTCTTGGGTTTGGTCGATGTTTGCGAATTTCACCAGCAGACCATTTGTGAGATAGGTGTCGCCACCGACGGTAAGGTCAGAGCCGTGGTTTGTGTAGCGCTGCCCCACTGGCAAGTCCACCAGATAGGCATATTCAAAATGATCGGAATTGAGCGCGTTGAGAAACGCTGTCGAGAAAGTCTGCATCAGAGTCTCTCCATCACATCAATTTCAAAACGGACCAGACCGTCTCGGCTATATTCGATCGACTGGATGTCGCTTTTTAAACTCACGCGCATATATACGTTGTTGGTTACAGCAGAACCACCACCTAGTTTTAAAGGGTAGCCCCCGCCGTTTGTTTTACGCATATACAGTTTTGTGCTGTTGGTGTAGTTGTAGTATTCGCCAACGCCTGTGGAAGATGTTCCGAATACTGGTATTTTGATAAAGAACACGCCAGACATCCCGGCTTGCTCCATAAGAAAAGCATGAATCGTTGAGAACTCTGTGCGAGTCATAGGTGGGTAAACCAGCGTAGCCTCGAATCTTTGGCCGCCGATTTTTCTTGTAAGTATTTTCCCCGACAGTGATTCCGATTTGAGGGTTTTTACTTTTGATTTTATTTGAAAGGAGACAGGCTCAGGATAGGTTGGTAAAAGTGGGGAAGGCATTAAATAGCTCCTTTTTAAATGACGGGCCCCGAAGGGCCCCTCGTATTAGAACGGACTGTTCTGTGCAGATTCGTTGTAAATTTCCCGAATCATGCCTTCGAATTGCCCTCGATTGTTTCTGATCATGGCCTCAACATTGTCGGCATCCGAGCCATTCACGTTGAAGTTGAGCGTCGGATTGTTGGTGATGTTGTTGTTGCTGCTGTTTTGATTTGCCAAGAATTGAGACATATCTTTATTCAGCCGCTTGTCGACTACACGCTCACCAGACTCAAGCAAATAGGTCCCGGTGCTTGGGACGTTGTCGATGCCGTCATGCGCCTGACCAGACAGTGCTGCAACTTTGGCGACTGCTGTCGTTGCGATAATACCTGCTGATGCAGGTGCTGAGTTTGCACCAAAGGACGCAAGCGATGCCATCGCAGCAGCAGGGGCATAGGCTGCAGCCATAGTCGTGCCCGCAGCAACAGACGCAGCGACGCTGGACGCAATCCCGGCGACTTCCATTGCTTTCATCAGAGCCTGCTGGACCACCCAGCTCACACCCATCTCAACGAACGAGCTGATCACCTTGTCGAGGATTAAGCTGGCAATTGATTTCAAACCATCAGTGACTGAGGTAGTGCCCTTGATGATAGATGTGAACACGTTGGAGATGGGTTTGACCATGCTCTCGAATGCGCTGCGCATCCCTTCGGCTGCGGTCTGCATGTTGGACAGTTGCTCTGGTGTGAACTCTTCAGGCAACCCAGTGCCCGCGAGACCACCAGCGCCATCACCCATTCCACCGATGCCTCCCTCCTCTTCTTCTCCCGGAGTGAACACCTCGGGAACAAAAATAGAATCTGTGAACGTGTTGGCTTTTTGCTCCAGTGCATCGAGCTCGGCCTGCATCTTTTTGATTTTTAAGATGGCAGCCGACGTGTCGATTGTGAACTCGATGGGCGTGGCGTCGTCGAGGAATGGAATCTTGTTGTAGATTTCGAGCAGGTTGTTGACCTTCTCCAGTGACTCAGTAATCAGATCATTTAGGATCTCGATTACCTTGACACGGAACTTGTCAGCGCCGATTTTCATCTTCAGCCACATCTTGGCGATGGAGTCAGCCACGTTCTGAGCGAACACGCCAACATGACCCGCCATGTTTTTCAGCGCGTTCATTGTGAGGCCAACCAGATTGCGCCAGCCCACCATGAGCTCGTCGATGTTTTGAACGACCTTATAAATGCCGACGGCTAATGCGGCGACGCCGAGAACAATCCAAGTGATAGGGTTTGCAAGCATTGCCAAGGCGAGGCCAGACATTGCAGTCGTCAGGGCGACAATGCCGCCAACAACAATTGCACCGCCGATGGTCATCAGCACGATTGCGATCTCATCAAAAGCCGGGGCCATGAATCGGACCATCGGCTCGATTGCCCGCATAAAGTTGGTTGCAATTTGAGTCATCGATCGAAACAGATCATTGATACCGTTCTCGGCGACTATCATCTGCAGCTCTTCCAGCTGAGAATTAAACAGCAGGAGGTCGCCGTTGAGGCTGTCCATCTGAGTGGCCGCCATACGCTCGGCAGCGAAGCGGGCTTGGTCCAGCTTTTGCTTGAGCTGGTCAGCACCGAGGAGTCCCTCGTTCATGAACTGCATCATCGAGGACCCAGCGCGTCGACCGAAGATCGCGATCATGTCCTCTTCATTCCCGCCTGCGGCCTTCAGGTCCTCAAGGATGTCGACGAGGTTGCGGATCTTGCCCTCAGCGTTCCGGGTGTGGACGCCTAGTTTGCGCAGGGCTTTGGTTTGCGTCGTCATCTGTCCAGTTGATTCGGCCAGCATTTTCTCAGTCAGGCTGCCTGTAGACGATAACGATGCGAACGTGGCTCGCAGCGAGATGCCTGCCTTCGATCCTTTGATGCCTGCGTTGGCCATAGCGCCCAGCAGCGAGGCTGTCTGCTCAATAGACATACCAAAGGCGCGAGCGGATGGCGCAGCGTCTGACATAGCTGTCGCGAGGTCCGTGAGGTTCGTGTTTGATTTGGCAGTTGTTACAGCGAGAACGTCAGCAGCACGCTGCAGATCATCTGTGCTCATGCCCATGCCCTTCATGATGTTGGTCATGAAGTCGGCGGTATTCTGTACGGAGGTTTTGGTGGCAGCTGCGAGGTTCAGTGTGGGTCGCAATGCTGCATTAATTTCGGTGATGTTCAATCCGGCCTGAGCCAAAAAGGTTCCCGCCTCGGCGGTCTGTGTTGCTGTGAACTTGGTTGCTTTTGCAGCAGCACGCATCGACAGTGAGAGCGCGTTGATCTCTTTGGTCGTCGCGCCCGTCTTTGCCTTTACGTCCTGCAGTGCTTCAGTAAAATTCGCGTAGGTCTTGGCTGATTTGATAAATATAGCACCCGCTGCGACACCGACTGCAGCAAATGCAGCGGTCGCCTTTTTGGCGCTTTTCATCATGGAGCCGAACGACTTGTCCGCAGACTTCGAGGCGGCCTCGAGGTCCTTGCGGAATCGAGCACTGTTTGCAACCAAATCAACAGAGAGTCTGCTGATCGTGGCCATTGTTTTCCCTTATATTTTTTTTGCGTTTCTGCGGTTTCGTTTCATCTGTGTCCGCGCAGTTTTTTCGATGTGGACGCCGAGCAGTCGCCGAAAGTGCATGAAGACGACCTTTTCTTTGCCTTGGATAGCTGGGCGCATGAATGGCTGTGCTGCCATCTTTCGCTTGCCGTGCAGTCCATACTCAATTCTGAGGGCTTGGTGACCTGTCAGGCCGTCACGCCTTTTTGTCGTACCCGCTGACACCCGGGCGACCATTGCGGCCTTTTTGCTGATCTTGCGCAGCGTCCGGACGTCACTGGTCGAGGTGAGTTTGATTGTGGACTTCAGGCCCCCGGTCTCACCGACGACCACGTTGTTCAGCACCCGGGTATAAACTGGGCGCATGGCTTCCTTGCCTGCGGTCTTGAGCGCTTTCTTGTGGAGGTCGTGGTCGAGAGCGTTGAGGGCCTGCTCGAGCTCTTTCAGACCGCTGACCTTGACGGTCAACATCTTAGGTCTTGCCATTGGTCTGCTCCGATAGATTTTTAAACATAGCCATCTGGCTCGCCTGCTGCTGCCTGCGGTCGATGTAGCTCATTTGTTTTGGTTGGGAATAGATGTGAATGAAGTCAGTCGGTTGGAGAGCTTTCTTGCTGCCAGCGCAGTTGGCCACAGTTGCAGCCAATAGCCCTGCCCTGTAATCATCTCGGGCGGCTCCGAAGGGTTCAATGGACCAGTAGGCCATCCACTCAGCAAGTTCCTGAGAGGACAACCTGTTTTCCATTTCCCGGACGGTCATCCCGAGGTGGCCCGCAAGTCTGAATTTGAACCTGCGGGTCGGGTCTCGTTTCAGTTTTTTTCAAGTTCCTTGACGTCAGCGTCCGACATCCCGGACATGTTCCGACATATATCAAACAGACGATTGACGACCATTGCGTTTTTCTTGCCGAGCTCTGTCGCGTCGCTGTCTTTGAATACACGCTCCCCAGTCTCATCGCATATTGACAGGACCACCAGCCGAGCTCGAAGGTTTTCAAGGTTGGCCGACTGGCCGATTGATGCCTCGAAATGATCACGCTCTCGAGCTGTTAGGCCTCGGATGCAAATTTCGCCGCCCCATTCCGGGACGGGCACGTTTTGAATGTCGAGGTCGACGGCTTTAAATATTGATTTTCTATCTAGCATTTTTGTCTCCAAATATTAAAAATAAATAGAAGCCCACCCGGAGGTGGACTTTTATTTTTAGTGGTTAAACAGTGTCGAGGGCGAAGGCGACAGAGCCGTCGATGGCGATCTCGATGTTTGCAGAAACGACATCTTCGACGGGTGTGTCGATTGAATAGCCTGAAATGTAGCCAGTGAAAGTTGCCTTGGCATTCTCAGATCCGGACACCCATTTGATTGCGAAAATCTGCGAGGCGCCGCTGTCGTATTTTGTTTTGAGAGCGGTGTGACTTGCTTCACCAGCAACCCAGTTGACAGTCAATGACAATGTGCCAGAGTCTTTTTGACCGACCAGCTTTTGCTTGTAGTCTGAGCCGTACTTGTTGTACTCGATAATGTTTGCAGAGAGCTCCAGCGTACCGACTGAGGAAACCTCGGCAACTTTGGTGGAGGTGTCGAGAACTGTGTCAGCGGCTGCCAGCATGTGGAGTTCGGTAGCTAGACCGTGAAAAGGAGATGCGATATTGCTCATGGTTTTACCCTTAGTTGGTATAAATAGTTAAATTAATTATATTTCGATAGAGCTGAAGCTCTTCTTCATATGTGTTGATCGACGAGTCGATTTGAGACCCGGTGACACTGGTGGACCCCATTGGTCCCGTCATGCCGTTTAATAGATTGGTGATGTTCTCGGATAGAACCCTCAGCGTCTGATAGCTGGGGCTATACGCGAACAGCGTCACCGTATGTCTGATGACTGTTTCCATCGACCCAATTTGAGGAGCACTGTGTCCGGCACCGATCTCATAAACGATCGCGCTGCTGGTTGTGTCCTGCGGTAGCCGGAGGGCGTAAACACCCGCGACAGTTGAGCTGATGGCTGTATCGGCGAGGAGATGGGTCCGGAGGTCAATATCAATCATGATCGCTCCTCGCAGATCATCTGGATCTCGCGGTTGTTTAATTGGACATTAGCCACAGAGTTGATCTCGAGAGTGAGACCATTCAGGACGATATAAGCGGACCGGGGGAGAATGGCCAGCGCCGCGTAATATCTGAACCGAAGGTCGAATTCTGTCTTTGAGACTGATGACTCGTCAGTGGTGCTCTCTCTGCGCGGTTTAGTCGTGGCGCTGCAGGCAAACACACCGAGTGACACGAATGTGCTCTCAACTTCTCCGAATGAGTTTTGCGCTGTGGCGGGGATGAATATCTCAGCCTTGTTGTTTAATTTTCCAGCTCGCATGTCATCACCTCAACTTGTATGGATGGAGGAGATCCTTTGCAGCGATCACTGGTTTCAGGGCCTTGATATTATTCCCGACGATCTCATTTTCGCGGTTTTCCCAAAGACTTGCTGCGATCAATAGGATGGCCATTTGGATTGCGCCGGGTACTGCTGGAGCTGCTGTTCCTACAATGTAAGTGACACTGAGGGAGTCCACTTCGTTGGCGACATCGACGGGCCATTCCTTACCGAGTGCCGGATAAATCTGGGTGCGGCCATTACGTTCGAGGACCCTGTATTTGTCAGCTGGTAGAGTATGAGATGCAAACAGGCTATCCAGATAATCGATAGACGTGACGCTCCCACTGATCCCTCCTTTCAAAATGATAGGCAGCTTTGTGCTTTTTGTTGATGGCGGGAACCTGTCAAAAAACTGAGTCACGCTGCGGCTGATGAACATTCGACCTGTATATCTCTCAGCAAAATTTGTTGCTGCCTCAATCATGATTGTCATCTGATTCAGCTCAGCGACATCTGTGGTGGCATAGACAATGTGGCTCAAAAAATCATCAGTGGTGACAGGGTATTCCCCGAGAATCCCTTGGATCGAAGTGGGCACTGTGTTTGCTTGGACCCATTCTGTCGTGTAGAACTTTAATTGGGACGTTGAAAGATCAAACCACAGGTCTCCCTGCAGCGCTGCTGTTGGCGCAGTTTCTGAGACTGTAGTCTCACGGCTTTCAGCCTGCAGGGTTGCGATCTGTGCAGCGATTACGAGAGGATTGTCACTCACTAGGGTCGGAGTGTTGCTGATGTCTCCGATATACAACTTTGCGTCGGCTGAGTTGTAGAACATCGCTCCGGAGAGCAGGGTTGCCGGGACGTGTCCGACGACACCCGACCTGTTTAATTGTACTTGTGACATTGTTTGTCCTTTCGTTGGTTACCTTACCAGCCGAATGGGCCTTGCAAGGTGCGATATGTATCATCAGGCCCAGTGACCTCGATGAAACCCTGATCACTTAAATATTGCGGGTGGGGTGTCCCAATATTTGTGCGGCATTCCCAGCGGTAACAACCGAGCGCGACATATTGCTCAATCAGGGCGTCATCCAAAAAGTCATCCGAATAAACATAGGCGGTCGACCCTTGGGCGTCGGTGTTGTGTAGCGATACCAAAGCGATGAATGTCCCGTCGTCCTGCAAAATACCGCTGATCAAAGCCAGAGGGCGTCCGTCAGCGTCAGAGCTCAGGAAGTGATCCGAGCAATGACCCGCGAGCGCCCCTTGGATATAACTTTCGACGCTGGTGGCTCCGTCTTTATTTTCGATTGCTGTATGTCCGAATGCGTCGAGCTCAGGTGTTCTCACCAGCTGCAGTTGCTCGATTAATTTGACCTTGCACGCTGGAATCATGGCTGCCACAGCGTCGGCAGGAATTTCATTAGGTTTGGTTAAAATCACGCCTTCCATCTTGATACCTCTGGGCTATAAATAGCCGTTCTCGTAGTTTGTTTATGCTCGGCTTTAGTGCCAGGATTTGTATTTCTGGGTCGTCAGAATATTCTGCGAGCTTGTCGAGCCTGTAGGCATAGCCCTCAATCGTTGTGGCGCTGCCTTTTTGAAGAATGTCCAGATAATTGAAAGCCGACGCCATATAGCCGAGCATCCCGTACTTCAGGGCCTCATAGGGACTGAGACAATTACTGACGAGGATGTCGGTTTTGTGGTTCATATAGCGGGGCATCTTCATCAGTTTTTTGTCGCGCAATGCTCCGGCGTCTCTGTCCGGGATCGTGGTCCACAACTTTGGATTAATAATGAAAATGCCGAGATCAACCTGACCCTGATTGCAGGGGCTCTCGGTGTAGCTATAAAATCGAGACAGTGTCGGGTGGTCCGAATAGACCTGAGAGCGTGCCGCACAAATATGAAACTCTGAGAGCTTTTGCAGCGGCGGGATGTCACCCGGTCCCAGTTCAAGAATGACACCACCCATCACAACCAGTGTGAGCTCGTTGTCACACTCCTCCAGTGCTGTGCGTATGATCCCACCATTCAGGCCGACGATCGTGTAGCCCTTGCCCGGCATGTTTTTTTTAATTGAGGCCTCAGTGATTGCCGTGAATGGCGTGTCAATGATTAGGAGATTTAGGTTTAACATGTTCCAGATCTCCATATTCTGCAAAAAATTGGTCGACGTATTCCTGCGGGTTTGCTGTATGTGCCGGGATCAGTCCACTCCATTTTGTAGATAAAATTCGGACCAGTGCATCACTTTGAGTGTGCGGGCTGTTACATATGGCAGAATATATTGCGCTGTATGTTAGCTGCTTATTTCCACACCCAATGTCGTGCAGGGTCTTACCTTTTGCAATCCCAATTAGTCCCATCTCAGAATTTTCAGCGCAGCCTATTTGGCTGGCAGTTTCAAGCAGGTCATAGCCTGATAGATTTTTATCGAGGACATTGTTCCGGCCATATCTTTTGTGCAGCAGAGCGACCAGATCTCGTGAGCTCAGTGGGTGACATTTGATTTTGGCCCCTGCATTCACGCAGGTTTCTATCTTGTCCCAGTCCACAGCTTTGTTAAGAATGTTTGCTCCAGCTAAAAACAGGACAAAATCATGTGAGACTCGTGCCTTTCTCAGCTTGTATTTGTCTCTCGACGTAGTTTTTAAATCGTTGAGAATAGCCCGCCCCTCGTCGCTGATCGGACTTGTGGCGGCCTTTTCCATTATTGCGTGCGTGCGGGACACATCGCCTACCCGTAGATAAACGAATTTCCCCATCGCGTCGGTGTACATATACCCGTGGACACGGTCCGGGTCTGCCATGTCATACCAGAGGTCGTATTCAACTCGCGTGCTGTTGGGGCCCTCTTTTGGTAGCAGGGCCCGAACAGCGACGAGCGTGTCGTCTGGGTTTCGTAGCAGTGATCCAGTTTTAAAAAAGTGCGTCGTTTTATTCCCGAGAGACTCGTTTGTCGACATCGGTTTTAGTGCCATTTTTTAACTCCTCAATCTGGTTTTCCAGCTCCTCAATACGCTGATCAGTATCGTGAAAATGGTCCATTATTATCTCGAGAGTGTTCTCGAGTTTAGTGGTCATCAGTGCTATGTCTCCGTCCATTGTGATCCGTCCCAGTAGCGTGCATTATCAGCGCCAGCCGATCCGACCTCAGTGTCCACAGCTGTCCCGGTAACCCTCTCATAAACGACGGAGCTCGTTGTGCGAGCGGTGCCTTTAGAGGTTGTGCGGTTGGTTGTGTTGCTGGTGTTGAATATTGTGGCTGTGGCGTTGGTGGTCCCAAATATTGTGGAAGTGTCCAGCGAAGTATTAAACACAGTGTCTGTGAGTGTGCTGGTCCCAAATATTGTGGAAGTGTCTAGGCTTGTCGCAAATACCGAGTTTGTCGAACGGCTGGTCCCGAACGTAGTGCTCGTGGTTTGGTTCGTTGCAAACGTGGTGGTAGTTGCTCGCGAGGTCCCAAACACAGTGGCTGTTGCGACCGTTGTTGCATAGGTCGTGGCCGTATTGTGAGACGTTCCAAAAACGCTGGTCGTGCTGCGACTTGTTGCCCAGACCGAATTGGTGGCCCGGCTGGTTCCATAGGTCGTGGTCGTGGCGAACGCTGTTGTCGTTGCTCGTGACGTACCTGTGGCCCTGCTGGTCACCTTATTGGTGTTGTACGCAGTCACTGTTGCTCGTGACGTATTAAAGCCCGTCGTCGTGTTAAAACTCGTCGTCGTTGCGCGTGCTGTAGCGATGGACGTGTTGAACGTTGTTGTCGTGTTAAACGCCGTCGTCGTAGCCTTGGCCGTGTTATACACGGTTGAGGTGTTGAACGATGTTGTCGTGGCTCTGGCCGTGTTGAAGCCAGTGGTGGTGTTGAACGACGTTGTCGTGGCTCTGGCCGTGTTAAATCCAGTGCTGGTGTTGAACGACGTTGTTGTAGCCCTCGAAGTGCCATGCGACGTGTTGAAGCCGGTCGTGGTGTTGAACGACGTTGTTGTAGCTTTCGACGTGCCATGCGACGTGTTAAAGATGGTCGTGGTGTTGAACGACGTTGTTGTAGCTCTCGACGTGCCATGCGACGTGTTGAAGCCTGTGGTCGTGTTAAACGACGTTGTCGTAGCGTGCGACGTGCCATGCGACGTGTTGAAGCCGGTCGTGGTGTTGAACGACGTGGTCCACGCTGTCGTTGTTGCCTTCGAGGTTCCGCGCTGTGTCGTCCATCTTTTTGCATAGCTACCACCTGTGGTGCCCGCAGTTGTCGTGGTTCGAGAGGTGTTATAAGTGCCAGAAACTCGGCGTCTTATTCGATACCTGTGCGAAAGAACACCCTTAAATTTGTGGGTCCCAATAAATGAGCCTCGCTGATAATAATAACCACCGACCGTGTGCGATGTTGCAGCCGTCGATAATCCGGTGGCTGCGTATACGTTGTAGGGCCAATGAATAAAGGCAGACCCTGCGCTCGAAACTGTCCACGCATTGTTGTCTGGGACAATTTTAACAGTGGTCGCAAACCATCCGGTGAACGCATGCGTCGTGCCAAAAGTTGTGGTCGTGCTCTTTTGAGTGGCTGCTGACCAGTATGTGCTGCGATAGGTCGTAACACCGGTGTTATAGGACGTCGTGGTGCTGCGAGACGTTCCTCTTGAGGTTCCTGTCGCCCTACTCGTTCCATAGGTAGTCGTGTAGGAAGTTGTTGTTGCACGCGATGTCCCTGTAGCCCTACTCGTTCCATAGGTAGTTGTGTAGGCCGTCGTCGTTGCCCGGGAGGTTCCTGTCGCCCTACCCGTTCCATAGGTAGTCGTGTAGGCCGTCGTCGTCGCCCGAGAGGTCCCTGTCGCCCTACTCGTTCCATAGGTAGTTGTGTAGGCCGTCGTCGTCGCCCGTGATGTTCCGGTCAAGCGGCTTGTCCCGAAGGTTGTCGTGGTGCTGCGGCTTGTTCCCGTCACCCTCGAGGTGCCATAGGTCGTCGTCGTCGCCCGGGAGGTTCCTGTGGCGCGCGCTGTGGCGAATGTTGTAGTCGTTGAACGTGCTGTGCCCGTGGCTCGGCTCGTTGCAAAAACGCTATTGTACGCCGTCGTTGTGCTGCGGCTTGTTCCCGTAGCCCGGCTAGTTCCGAACGTGGTGGTCGTGCTGTGCGCCGTTCCAGTTGCAGTGTTGAAGCTGGTCGTGGTGTTGAATGCAGTCGTCGTGGCCTTGGATGTGCCCGTGGCGTGCGCTGTATTAAACGCGGTCACAGTCGACTGCGACGTGTTAAATGTTGTAGTCGTCGCGAGCTGTGTGTTGTAACCCGTGACAGTTGTGTGAGCGGTGTTAAATGTTGAAACAGTAGATCGAGAGGTGTTGAAACCTGTCGTCGTCGATCTGGCTGTGTTCCATGTGCTCACAGTATCCCGTACCGTGTTAAAAGCTGTCACTGTGTCGATCGAGGTGTTAAACGTCGATACAGTTGTCCGGGCGGTGTTAAACGCTGAGGTCGTTTCGCGCTGTGTCGCAAACGTCGAAACAGTCGACCTCGAGGTGTTGAAGGCTGTTGTGGTAGATCGCGACGTAGAATACGTCGTGCCAAATGCTGTATTAAATGCAGTCGTGAAAGCTGTAGTTGTCGCCCGGCTGGTGTTGTAGATTGCGGACCACGCCGTGTTGAGTGTGGAACCGTCCCAGACGATGATATTGTTCACCGCCCGCAGTGTTCCGGCTGCTGCCTTTAGTACAATTTGACTTGGCTCAGCAAGGCCTGAAGTTGTGCGCACTCGAATAGTCATACTACATACCAAATATGTCCGACTGGGTAACCAGTCCCACTTGTGGGTATTGATGAAACCACTGCGTGCAGCGTGGGTGCTGCAGCTCCAGTGGCACCTTGAGGCCCGGTGTTTCCTTGGGGTCCTTGACTTCCAGTAGGTCCGGTCGCTCCGGTATTACCTTGTGGTCCTTGCGGCCCAGTAGCGCCTTGAGGCCCAGTAGCGCCTTGAGGCCCAGTAGCACCAGTGTTGCCTTGTGGACCTTGTGCGCCTGTAGCGCCATCGTCACCAGCAGCGCCAGTGGCACCTTGTGGACCTGTAGCACCAGTGTTGCCTTGCGGACCTTGTGCGCCTGTAGCGCCATCGTCACCAGCAGCACCAGTGTCACCTTGTGGACCTTGTGCGCCAGTGTTCCCTTGGGGACCTTGTGATCCAGTAGCTCCTTGCGGCCCGGTAGCACCATCGTCACCGTTTGCACCCGTGGGACCTGTAGGCCCTTGAGGACCAGTGTTCCCTTGAGGACCTTGTGGTCCAGTAGCACCATCGTCACCGTCAGCACCAGCAGGACCTGTTGCACCTTGTGGGCCAGTAGCACCAGCAGGACCTGTTGCGCCCGATGTTAAATACCCGGAATCGTTTGTAAGCTGAGATAGTGCCGTCGGAATTGTTGGCAATCCCTCCAAATCGGAGTAATTACCACTGAAAGCAGCATCGTCGAGGTCGTTGCGTAAATCCGCATAGTCGCGTGCTTTACTCATAATTATTCCCTATTATTCGAGGCACTATTTGCACCTGCTAAATTAAATTTTCCACGCGACGAGTTCAAACACATCGCCCACAACAGCAGCCTCACCGAGAGTCACGGTAGAGACGTTAGAGGCGTATGTTGAGCTGTAGTCGCTTGATGCTAACCGGATGCCATTCATGAAGACTTCGAGGTCAGAGGGCTGCGCTGACAAACCACTGATTGTGAGTGCTGTCTGTCCAGCGGTTGCGGTGTGCTCAGCAGTGGCTCTGTATTGAGCTTCCAGCACAGTGATTCGACCACCGTCTGTTGACTGTGTGCTGGCAATTGATGTCACTTGTGACTGGTTGGCTTTTAATCCAATAGCCGTAGCGGTAGATGCTGCATAATCGGCATCGTCGCCAAGGGCTGCAGCCAGCTCGTTTAGAGTATCAAGAGCTGCAGGCGCAGCGTCTACGAGATCAGAGACAGCTGCTGCCACCTGAGTTGTGGTTGCGTAGCTGCTGTCGTTGCTCAGCTCCGACACATTAGTCGGCAGCGCAGCGGCGGTAATGTAGCCACTGTCATTTGTAAATGTAGAAACAGCCGACGGGTTTCCTGCGAGATCCGCATATTGGCCGGATGTGGCGACGTCGTCTAGGTCTGCCAATAGATTCGCAATTTGTCTTGCTTTGGACATAAAATTTGGCCTTTAGTATTAAGTTAAAGCGGAAACATCGATGGTCACATTGGTGCCATCGGTTAAATATAAGATCAAATCGTTCCCTACTATCGCGCCCGAGCTGACAGCAGCGGAGCTGCCACCTTGGTGTGATGTAGAGAGAGCGAGGATGTCGCCAGCATTAGCTGCACTGATTAAAGTGATCTTGAGAGTGTCGGCTGAGCCGAGATACTGCGCAGAAAAATCAACGCCAGTCAGTTTGACGCCGTTGAGATGCACATGGATATTAAAAGGCGTACCACTCACCCCGGTCAGGTTAAAAACAGACTGACCCTGAGTCGCTGTGGTTTCGCCATTCGCAATTTGGGGCGTGTTGATGATGCTGGTGTATTGGACGTCAAGATCACTGATCTCCCCTGCGAACGTGTTGCCGCTTAGTGGGGGGACATTGAAAATAATGTCGCTGCCTGCGATCGTGTAGTCCGTTCCCTCATAGTTGAGCACCCCGCCGACTGAAATATCGAGTGTGCGTTGTACTGGGAAGGCGTAGGGGGACCCACCGACGGCGAGGGCGAATGTTGTCTGCACCCCATTGAACGACGACGCAATGTTGTCGAAAGTGGCCATGTGGGCCTCCATAATTTTTGTGATTCGGTAGATAACTGCCCGGTTGCGGGTCTTATGCTTAATAAGAGGCCGACCCCGAAGGGCCGACCAATTTTGAGCGTCTAAAATTAAGCTGCGATTGCAACTACCTTCAGAGCTTCGGTGTTCAATAACATTGAGCCAACACGCTTGCGTGTGTAGAAGCTGATAGCACCATGAGCGCTGTATGGGTCGCGAAGCATAGAAACGCCAACACGGTCCACAACCTGATAGCCAGCTGCGAAGTCACCAAACACGATAGGCATGTTGCCAGCACCGATTTCGGCCATATCTTCGTTGATCACAATCTCGTATCCGAAAATGCGACCAGCAGCAGCTTCAGTGATGTCACGCTGTAGGAAGTATTCACCGTCGGTGGTCTTTAGATCGACCAATACGTTGTGAGTAGCGCGGCTCATCATCCACTTGGCGTTGCCAAGATAGCCAGTTTTGGTGTTCAAAACTACTGAGCGCAGTAAGTTGATCACAGCGTCAGAAGTAGCACCCAAAGAAGACGCCTGTCCTGACTTGATAACCTGATACTTACCAAAGTCACGAGTAGCATCGCCGGCAACGTATGCAGCAGAAGTGTCCAGACCATTCAAGATGCCGACAGGCTTGTTGACGCCGTTACCGTTCAAGAATGCAACATTCTCTTGCTCAGAGAATTCACGAGCAACCTCTCCAGCCAACCACGACTCGACATTGAAGAACGCATCTTCAAGGACGTGCTGATAGGCTTTAGGGCTTGCATATACTTCTCCAAATACTGCGGAGATCTTGTTGAGCTCTGGTGAGCCAGTGTTCGGGCGAGCACTTGTTTCGCCAACCCAGCCACTTGCTGAGCCGCCAACTGATACTAACTGAGAGTAGTCAGTAGTTGAGGTGCTAATGCCGCCAACTAGGCCACGGATTGGGCTGCTCTCGTGCTGCAGCTGGATGATGTTTGAAGCAACTTCAGTTGGTAGAGCAAATCCACCTTGTGCGTCTACTGAGATTTGTACGTCAGCAGCTTTTGCGCGAAGTCCTTCGACGCCTTTGCGAGCAAAAGTTGCAAGCATATCTTTGTTGTCCATTGTGTTGGATTCCTTAATAGATTGAGTTGAAAGATCTGGGCGAGCAGCTTTAGCTTCTAACGCTTCCATCTTTTCATTGAGGTTTTTGATTTGAGCGTCAGCGTCCGCTTTTACAGCTTCAACAGCGTCAACAGTGGCTTTAGTTTCAATAAGCGCATCCGTTTGTGCAGTAGACACTTCGAGTGCGTCAGCAACGGCTTTCAACGTCACTTCTTCAGCCTGCTTTTCAACAATTACATCAGTCATATTTTTTACCATTCAGTATGTTAAGCATTCGTTTCAACTCAGCCTGAGTTTCAACTTGTGCGGTATTTGAGTCGTCTTCTGGAGCATCACGCGCCTCGTCTATCCCGGAGAAACCTTTGGCCAGAATGGCCTTGGCATCTTTTCGAGAGACCCCTGCATCACGCAGGACCTTCTCTAGGGATCGAATGTCATGGTCCGATTTCACGGCGGTCACGACAGACTCTTGGTTTGCCGGTATTGCTACCAGAGATATTTCATGAAGGTCTATTTCATGAAGTAAATTTGCGCCGGATTTCCGGTCATACTCTTCGTGCACAACTCGGTATCCGATTGACATTGCATCGAGTGCTCCGTCTTTTAATAGTGCGTAGGCCTCATCAGCATCGCGCACGCCTTTGGTCAAACGGCCCTCGACATAAAGACCTTTGTCGTCCTCGCGCATAGACGTCCAGACCCCAATGGGTCGCGTGGTATCGTGATGCGCAAGCATCTTGACCTTTGTTCCGGCTTCAGCATGTTTTGCAATAGACTTTTGGAACGCGCCAAGCTGCGTAATGTCACCAGCCCGGTCTTTATGGTTGAACGTGTTGGCGTACCCAGAGAACTTGCGTTCATCTGTGCCATCCACAGCAAAAGTTTTGTGATCAAATGCCAGGATCATCTTCTTATTCGTCATCAGGTTTTTCCTGTGGTTGTTTGTCAGCCTCATTACCAAACTGTAAGTTGTTTGACTGCATTACGAACTCGTCACCACCCTCTCGGGGGTTATAGCCAAGCTCTTGTCGGGCTTCGTTAGGATTCATGACTCCAGCAGCAATTAGCGTGTTGTAGGTTTCAACCCTTGTGGCCATATCGGTTCGCAAGAGGTTGGAAACATCAAACTTGAAGTGCTGTGTGTTAACGTTGAGCAACGCCTTATTGAGCCGTGCTTCAATCTGCATAATGTAGGGCAGCATGGTTGCTTTATAAAAAGCTAAATCCTGGTGCTCAATATTGGAAAAGGTTGCCCTGTCTAGGTCCCCTATCATGTGTGGGGGCACTCGATACATCGCACATATTTCTGACCGGGTATACTTCCGGGCGTCAAGCAGCTGAACATCATTTGGTGACAGCGAAATCGGCTGGAACTTTAAGCCCTGCTCAAGGATAGCAACCTTATGGCTGTTTGCTACACCCTGATGGCCAGCGTTCCAGGACGCTTTGATGTTTTCAAAAGAGTCATCGTCCAATATGCCATCGGTATGCAAAATGCCACGAGGTGTTGCATCGTTTGTAAAAACATTGGCAGCGTAATCCCGCGCATCCATACCTGCGCCGATTGAATTGGCGTTGTATGTGATTGGTGAAATGCCCGTAAGACCATCTAGCGACATGCCACGAATGTGCAATATTTCGCTAGGTCCCAAGACATCTTCTTTACCGTTGTCAAACGTGATCTTGTACAGGATGTTGTATTGTTGATCCTGTAGTACCGTTACGTTTTCAGACTTAAGCGGCAGAATTTCAACAACCTTGCCCGATGATGTGCGGTTAACGTATCCGTAAAAATTACCATTGAGGCATAGGTTGACCATTACATACGCAAAAAACTCAGCGCCTGTTTGGTACTCGTTGGGGTTATTGCGAATAAGATCATGCAGCGGCGCTGCTTTGTGCATTTCCGTGCCAGCGGTTGTTTCGCGATACAGGTGGCAAGGTAATGTCGCCATAGTATCTGACAAAACCTTGATGCAGCTGTAGACGGTATTCATGCGCATTGCCTGCTCTGAAGTGACAGTCTTTGTGGCCGAGGTGTAACTCGAGAAAAAGTCAGACAGCGCAGAGCTATTAAATGGCAGGCTAATTGGTGCAGCTTTCTCTTGAGAGCGGCCCCAGTTAAATAAAGCCATAATGGCCTCCTGAGTGTTAGATTAAAGTGAGCGCAATCCGCGCTTGCTGTAGACATTTGAAATGAGACCGCCATTCACTTTTAGTCGGCCAAGGGCCATTACCAAAGCGATCACGCCATCGATCTTGTTACCTTTGCCTTCTTTCTTAATTTTGATATTGTCATTGGGGTCGATGTACAAAACACAGTTAGACATCATCCAGGACAGAACAGGGTCACGGCCATGGCACAGTAGCTTTGCCTTTACCGCTTTTTCGAGCTCTTTTGAGGGGTCAGACATGGCCATAATTCCCTGGGAGAACTTGACCATTGGCGCGCCTTTATCAACCAAAGAGGCGGAAAGCTGCGTCGCGCCATAAGCATCGTATGCAATTTCGCGCACGTTAAATTTGCCCATAGCATCAAGGACATCTTCCTCGATATATGACAAATCTGTAATGTTGCCCTCTGTTGCAGTAATAAAGCCGGCGTTAGTCCACTCTCGATACTTGACACCAATAAAACCGCTGGTGCCTGTAACAGTGTCTTCAGGTAAATAGTGTTTTAGGTAGGGGTACATTTTGCCATTTTCCATAAACACAATAGCCATGGACGCAAAGTCAGATACCGACGCCAGATCAAGCCCGATGTAGCAGGGTTTGCCTGCAAAGTGCTCAATGGGAGGCCTGTCGCCTGCGGACTGGTCCCAATCTTGGGAATTAATCCAGGCAGAGCTTGAACTCATCCACTGATTAAGCCGTTTAGTACGAAAGTTAGTCTCAGCGCTGGGTGACTCCATAGCCTGCTTTGCCATACGCTCAAGATCATCAGGAAAGACCGATATGCCATATCCTGGATTAGCTTTGCGCCAAACTGCGGGGTCGCGCCAGTCATCTTCTTCATCAATACCCCAAATTGCTGCAAAAAAAGTGTCGTCATTTACGTCTAGGTGAGGATCTAGCACCTTGGTGCAATACTCTCGAATTTCGTAGCAAATCCCTTCCCGGTTTGTTCCCGCGGTAGTGATTGCAAAGATAATTGGTTGAGCGCGTGCTCCTGAAGCGACGTTGAGCACGTCCCAGATTTCTGACGTTCGGTGCACATGGAGCTCATCCACCACGCTAAAGCTAGGTGAACGCCCTTCCAGCGAACCAGCATCAGAAGACAGTGGCTCGAACTTACTACCTGAGGCCTCATGCAGCGTTGCAGACCTGTGGCACTTTAAGTGCTCCAGGAGCTGCGGCGACTTCTTCACCATCGCTTGGGCATCCCCAAATACGATGCGCGCTTGATCACGAGTAGTCGCGGCCGCATAGACTTCAGCGGCGTTTTCGGAATCACCTATGAGTGCATACAACGTAAGACCCGAGCAAAAAGTAGACTTGCCCGATTTACGTGGTACTTCTACATAGGCCGTCCGGTAACGCCTGTAGTTGTCCGATCTACGCATCCAGCCATACAACTGGGAGACAATAAAAATCTGCCAGTCGGCTAGTTCTAATGGACGCCCAGCAAGTGGGCCTTTTAGGTGTGACAAAAACCCAAAGAACTTGATGCAATGGTTTGCCGCAGCAGCATCATAGTAGTAGGTGCTGCTGGCGTCCTGGCTGCTTTCAAGATCGTTGAGTGCCCTTTGACAGGCGTGTATAAGTATTCGTGATGCAGGTAGTTGACCACTGACGACTTGTCGCGCGTAGTCCCACCCGACGGAATCGTTCTGCATTGTGGGTCTCCTCAGACTTTGGACTTACTTAGCAGGCTTAGCAGCTGGCTTTTTCTTAGGTGGGGCTGATACAGGCGCGGGTTTTTGGGCCGGTGCCACATAACGGCGAGCAGTTTCACACCACTCATATATGATTGGTTTTTTCATAAACAAAGCACTTCCTTTAAGATAGAGAAATCACACCCCAACCAACAAGAATGTTGGCTGTAATAAAGCAGGCGGTGATTAGGTTAATGAGTACGACAATAGTGCGAATTACTGCTATTGCATCAGACTCTCGATTGTTGGATGACGCTTTTTCGCCCATAGCTAATGCCCACAGGCGCCAGGCTTGTCTCAGCACTACTTGTTACCTAGGAACGCTGAAAAAGAGTCCACCTCTATTGGCTTGTTGGCATCAACTTTAGTGCGCGCAGCGGCGGTTAGCCCATACTCAGTCATCATTTTGGTAATGTTGCTATAGGCGACATTCATTTGAGCTAGTGCTGGGTGACTTTTCATATTCTTATTACCAGCGCTTCCCTCAACTTCAACCAGGGTGCCCTCAGCTTGCACAATGGCACGCAGTCTTAAGTACATCGTTAGCTGGTCTGCTAACAGCGCAAAGCCCATAGCGTCAACACCTGTTCCGACACCCATTGAGTAGCAATGCGCTGCAACTTGGTCGTATAAAACATCTGTGATTGGGTCGTTTGAGGCCCAAACAGGCTTCTCTGGAATTCCTGCCGGGACACTTACTGAACTGGTTGCCCGGTCTTTGCGAAAGGTCCCTTCAAGTTTCTTAAGGGCCTCCGGTTTGCGTTTTCGTCCTGCCATTGGTGATTCCTCCTCAGGAGTCATTAGAACTAGTTCATTAAAGGCACATTGAGCTTTTAATGAATCAAATTAAGGGGCCTTTTGAGTGCAGGGAGACAGTCTGCTAGCCGTGAGGAGGTCGGCCGGGGCGCGAGAGGCCGTACTCGCAAACATTAGTCAAATAAAACTGATAGATCCGGTGGGGTCCAATCAGATGGCTTAGTGGCATCACCTTCAAGGCCTCGGCTAGGCTTTACGCCTCGCTTTTTGGCCATATTGGCTTGGTGCACTATCCCGATAGCACGATTGGCGTCGACACCCATTTGGTGCATGCCGCCTAGCGCGAAATAAACGAGATCAACCAGAGCATCTACCGTCTCGGGTGCATCTTGGTTGCTTATTGCCTGTTTTAACTCATTTAACTCCTCTTCAATAAAGACCGGAAGGTGGGTCTTAACCTTGTCGGGTATTGACCTTGCGGGCTTTGATGGAAATGGGTCATTTAGTACTGTTTCGTTGAATTCTCTTACTTTTGCAAATATATCCATGTATCTGCATCCTCCTCAGGATTTTTGTTTGAATGTGACAATATGCGTCCGGCTA